GATTACCCCGACAAGTTCAACGAGTTCGATGTCTACTGCGGCGACGACGTGGAAGCCGAGTGCGACGTTGACACGACACTGCCGCAGATGTCGGACAGCGAGCGCGACATCTACCACTTCGACCTGGTCGTCAACATGCGTGGCTTCCGGCTCGACACGCAGTTGATGCGGCGGGCCGACGCCTTTTTGGACGAGGCCAAGCGCCGCGTTGACATCGAGGTAGACCGTGTCACCGAAGGCGCGGTCCCGAAGACGACGCAGGTGCAGCGGCTGAAGGACTGGCTGAACAGCCGAGGCATCCCGGTCACGAGCCTCGGCAAGGGTGAGGTGGAAGACATCTTGGCACACGCTCGGCTGTTCGACGACCGGCCTGCGGAAGAGGCGGTGGGACTGCGGCGGCTCGGGGCCAAGGCGACGAGCTTGGCGAAATACGGAGCGGGGCTCCGGTGCGTCGGGTTTGACGAGCGAGCGCGCGGGCTGCTCACTTATCACAAGGCGTCTACCGGCCGGTGGGCCGGGCAGCTTTACCAGCCGCACAACCTGGAGCGCATCGACCCGGACGAGGACGGCCCGCTCGTCGAGCAGATGCTGACGATCCTGCGGAACGCCGGGTCTCCGAAAGACGCGGTGGACTGGTGTGAACTGATCGGCTTGGTGCCGATGCGCGCCATCGGGAAATGTACACGCGCCATGATCGTGGCGGCAGACGGCCACGAGTTGATCGGGTGCGATTACTCGAATGTCGAGGGGCGCGGGTCAGCGTGGCTCGCCGACGAGATGTGGAAGATCGAAGCGTTCAGGGATTACGACGCCGGCACCGGCCCCGATCTCTATAAGCTCGCCTACAGCAAGTCGTTTGGCGAGCCGGTCGAGAGCATCGGCAAGGGACCGAAGCGCCAGATCGGAAAGGTGCAGGAGTTGTCTCTTGGCTACCAAGGGGCGGTGGGCGCGTTCATGAACATGGGCGCGAACTACGGGGTCAAGCCGGACAACCTGCTCGCGGCTGTGAAGCCCGCCGCCACAGTGGAGGGGTGGGAAGCTGCCGCCGCCAAGTACGAGCGGAGCGCTAAGTTCGGTCTGTCGCTCGACCAGTGGACGGCGTTCCGCTACGTCGTGGACGGCTGGCGGTCGGGCCACTCACGGATCGTGCAGGGCTGGTGGGATTTGCAGGACGCGGTGATCGAGGCCGTCGCCCACCCCGGCGAGATGATCACGCTGTTCAACGGCCGCGTCCGCATCTACTGCGCGCGGAACCAGAGCTTCCTCTACATCTACCTGCCGTCCGGCCGGCCGCTCTCCTACTTCCGCCCCCGCGTTAAAGAGACGAAGGAAGAACTGACTGACGCCTACGGCGATACCTACGAGCGCACGCGCCGCCAGGTCATCGTCGAGGGGTGGGATAGCCGGCGGAACGCATGGGGCGACGTGTCGCTCTACGGCGGGCTGGAGTGGGAGAACATCGTGCAGGCCCTGTGCCGCGATCTGCTGGCGCACGGCATGATGGCATGCGAACGCGCCGGCTATCCTGTGGTCCTGCACGTCCACGACGAAGGCGTGTTCGAGGTTCCTGTCGGCCAGGGGGATGTGGCCGAGGTGCAGCGTCTCATGGCAATCCTGCCGCCGTGGGCAAGGGGGTTCCCGCTGACCAGTGCAGCTTGGCGGGATAGGAGATACGTGAAATGAGCGACAAGCTATTCCACCAGGTGGACGACATGCAGGTTGTCCTGCGCTGCAAAGGCGGGGTGTTCAAGCAGGCCAAAATCTACCGCCGCACAGTTGACGGGGAGAAACACCTGTTCGCAGGGGTCGGCGGGGGCTTCGTCATGCTTCTCGGCAGCGGCGGAACTTCCAGTCCGAATGTGTCGTGGCTTGAACTGGATGACCCGCAAGAACGAGTTGTCAACAAAGGCCCGTTCGGCAGGCCACTCTTGGCTTGACGCGGCCCCGTCGCCGACCGAGCCGTGGGCGACAGCCGTTGACACGTGGCCGCAAATCGCATAGGTTTCTATGCAGAAGGAGACACAGCAATGCGACACAAGGCATACACAGACTTGGTAGAGCGGATGAAGAGCGAGCCGCGCGACTTCTCGCTCGACGAGATTTACCGTATCGTGTGCCGGCCGCCGCACCAAGACGGGCTGTCTGTCGATCAACTCCACAGCCGCTGCTCGCGCGCCATCGGCGAAGCTCGGCAGGCGCTGAAGAAACAGGGCTGGGTGCTGACGCCTGGGGAACTCCGGCACAGCTACAGGGCCGATAAGCGGACGCGGTGAGGTTGCCATGACAATTATTGTAGGTGACTGCCGCGCCGTGCTCGCGGCGCTGCCGGCTGCGTCTGCCCACTGCTGTGTGACAAGCCCGCCCTATTTTGGCCTGCGTGACTATGGCGTCGATGGTCAGCTTGGGCTCGAGCCTACGCCTGACGAATTTGTCGCTGCGATGGTCTGCGTGTTTAGCGAGGTTCGGCGCGTTCTGCGCGACGACGGGACACTCTGGCTGAACCTCGGCGACAGCTATGCCGCTAAGCAGCGGCTAATGATTCCCGCCAGAATAGCTTTAGCCTTGCAAGCAGACGGTTGGGTTCTGCGCGATGAAATAGTATGGCACAAGCCAAGGACTACTCCCGCTTCTGTAAAAGACAGGACCGTAGCCGCACATGAAATGATATATATGTTCGCCAAATACGAGAAATACTATTACGACTATTTATCTATAGAGGAACCCGCTGCTTACGCTGGAGTTGTCAGAAAGGCGGGGAAGGCATTCCGGAATCTTGCAGCCGTGGACCCTAATGCCGCTCGTAAACGCCCTAGCGCTGATAGAGAGATAGTTGTTAGAGAGACACGCCGAAAGCGCTCTGTATGGTCAGTCAGCCCCTCCCCTTACAAGGGGGCCCACTTCGCTACGTTTCCGGCGGGTTTGATTACGCCTTGCGTGCTCGCCGGATGCCCTGCCGGCGGGACCGTCCTCGACCCGTTTTTTGGAGCGGGTACAACTGGGCTCGTCGCACAGCGCCACGGCCGACATTACATCGGCATCGAGCTGAACCAGAGCTACGCCGCGGTGGCTGAAGCCCGGATTGCGGCTGAGCGCACTGAATGGGATTGACCATGCCAATCCTCGATCACGCGCTGGCGTGGGCGGCGCGCGGCTTCCGTGTGTTCCCCATCACGCCAGGGGACAAGGTGCCGCCGAAGGGGCTGGCCTGGAAGATCGAAGCGACCACGGACCCGGCAAAGATCAGGGCCTGGTGGGCGTTCGAGCCGAACTACAACTACGCCGTCGCCGCTGGCGAAGGCACACTGATTGTTGACGTGGACGCCGCGAAGAACGGTTTCGCCGCGCTGCTCGATCTGGACCTGCCGGACACGCTGACGGTCAAGACGCCGGGGGGCGGAATGCACCTGTATATGCGCGGCCCTGACGTTCAGAACAGCGTGGATCGCATCGCTCCCGGCATCGACATTCGCTCGGCTGGCGGCTATGTCGTCGGCCCCGGCAGTTTCTTTGCTGACCCCGGCGGGAAAAAAGGCTACACCGGCACCTACCACGTCATCAACGACACAAGCCCGGAAGAGGTTCCATCGGGGTTCGTGCTTATGTGCGGAGACCCGAAGCAGCGCGAGCAAGGCCCCGCTGTGTCGGTGGACGAACCGGACGACATCGTCTTCGCTATTCACTATCTGCTGAAGGATGCGCCTATCGCTGTCGAGGGGCGGGGCGGGAACAACACGACCTACGCTGTGGCGGCTCGCGTCATCGAGATCGGTGTCTCGGCCGAGCGCGCCGCCGATCTCATGGCAGAGCATTGGAATGAGAGATGCCTGCCGCCGTGGAACCGAGAAGAACTCCTCGGCATTGTGAAGAACGCGGAGAACTATGCGCAGCGCCGGCAGGGATCGGGCGGCGTGACCGCAGCCGCGAGCGACTGGGGTGACGCTGTCGTGCTCCCCCCGGCTCCGCCGCCATCGTCGGCCGGGAAGTTCGATAAGGTTTTCGCCAGCCGCGCCATGACCCCGCTCGACCAGATACCCGCAAGGGAGTGGATCATGCACCGTTTGCTTCTGCGGAACGAAGCCGCCGTCCTGGCCGGGCCGGGCGGCGTCGGCAAGTCAGGCTTCTCGTTGGCGCTCGCCGCCCACGGAGCAGCCGGCCGGAGCTTCGCTGGCTTCACGGTCAACCGGCCGTTCAAGACGATTGTCTACAACCTGGAAGACAGTCGCCACGAGATGGAGGCGCGGCTCTATGCCACCTGCGCCGTCTACGATCTGGACCCCCGCGAGATTGAGAAGCACGTTTTGCTGTGGCCGGGCCGTGAGCTTCGCTTCCGGCTCATGAACCGCGATCACTCGTTCGCCATGGCGGATATTCAGGAGATTGCCAGGCTCACCAAGCGCGAAGGGTTCGACGCCATGGTGCTCGACCCGCTTGTGTCGCTGCACCACGAGGAAGAGAACGACAACACCGCCATGGGCGAGGTGATGGACGCACTGAACGGGCTCGCCAGGCTGGCGAACATTGCGGTCTTGGCGCTCCACCACACGCCCAAGGCTGTGCGGCAGGCGGGCTCGTCAGACGCGGTTCGCGGCGCGGGCAACATCGTCAACGCAGTTCGTATCGCCAGTACGATCTATGCGGCCGACGAAGCCGACGCGGCGCTCTACGGCTTCGGTGATGGCTACAAGGCCCGCTATGTCCGCATCGACGGCGCGAAGCAGAACTTGTCCGCCCTGGAGACGAAGCCGCTGTGGCTGGAGAAGCAGAGCTTCCCGCTGCCGTGCGGGGACACGAGCTACGCTCTACGGATCATGGAACCTTCGGCGACCATGGCCGGGGAGGCGAAGTTCATCGCAACGATCCTGGCGTCACACATGACCGCGAACGGGACCATGCACCTCGCGACCTATGATGCTGCAAAGGTGCTCACGGCGGCCGACAGCTACTTCCGGGACAAGGTTCCGGCGTCCGGCGATCTGCGCCACGTCAAGGCGCTGATCGAACTTCGGCTGTCACAGCCGGCGCAGACGGACGCGGGGGAGACACTGCGCGTGGTCGCCAAAACAGAACCGGGCGCACAGAGCGCCCGGATGTTCGTCGAACTCGGGTGAAGGCTTACGCCTGCTTCACCCATATCTGCGTGCCGGGGACGACGTAATCTGTGGCTTCTGATCCGGTGCCCCACGAAGGTTCGAGAACGCCGTTGTCACGGGGAACGCGATCCGGTTGCGCAGTATTCTGCCCGCTTTCCGGCGGCACATTGGCGTAGCGGTAGGCTTCGGCGTTCGACGAGATTTTCAGGATCGCGCCGCCGGCCGGGATCGTGTTGTCCAGGTTCGTCAAGCGTGTCCAGTTCGCCGGGGCGGCGATGGTCTGTGTTCCGAGGACAGTTCCTCCGGCGCTGCCGGGGCCGTCGCTCTTGATGATCTGCGCAGTGATTGCCATGGGTCAGGTCTCCTTGTGGGGTGGGATGGCGCACTTCAGCGCGGTCAACACACTGTCGAGCCGTTGCTGTGTGTCGCGGTGTTGCTCTTTCATGTCGGCCCGCATGTCGCGCATCGAGCCGTCGATCCGGGCCATGTGGCCGTCCAGATCGGAGCGCCGGGCATACTGGTCCCGCACGTCGTTGACACGCTCGTGCAAAGCGTTGTCACCTTTCTTGATCGCGTCAGATAGGCGGTAGAACGCGGCGAGCAGCGCACTCGCAAAGGCCACCGCCACCGTGATCTCGATGCCGATGAACCAGCGCATCGCCTCGTCGCTCATTTGCCCTTCCACCCGCAGACGCGAGCCCCCACCGCGTTGAACTCCGTGACCTGGTCCTGGGTTTCCCGCGTGTCCCCCTTGGACCAGTAGATCGGCGACAGCGCGGCACATGGAACCGCCTTCACCCCTGGTGCGTTAATCCCGCCGGAACCCGTCGTCTGGCAAGCTGTCAGCGCGAGGCACGCCAGCATTGCTACGACGCTGCGCATCGCGAGCTTCATTCGCGGCCTCCAGTGTCTTCGCCTGCTCTTGCAGAGCGGCAGCGATCATTCGCTGCTCAGTGTCAGATACGATCCGACGTTCTCGCAGGAAGTCCACGAGAACGCCGATCAACTTAATCGCGGTCAGGACGAGGCTGACCCAGTTCATGGCTCAGTCCGCCTTGCCGGACGGCGTCGAGGTGATCGAGCGCATCACGGCCATGAGGATGCCCGAGCCGATGGCGACCGCGCCGGCCTTGGGATCGCTGAAGAAGCTGATCCAGTCGGTGGACGCCAGGACGCCGAAGACGGCCACGAGGCCGGCGGCGAGGTAAGTGCGGTAGCCCTTCATTGAAAACCCCTTATGCTTCGTTGGTGGACGGCGTTCCGTTCGCCGCTAGTTTGACAGAGCGCACATTAGCAGGAACGCCCACGGAATAGAAGCGGCGAACCGCGATGCACCGCTCCTTGGAAATGCGGACAATGCTGACCGCATCCCCCTGGTTGCCGCCGAGGCAGTGGTAGTAGTTGTCGTCCTCGCCGACATAGAGCGCGACGTGGCCGCCGCCGTTGCGGGAGAACACGAGGATGTCGCCGAGCGCGGCCTTCGGGCTCTTGGTGCCCCAGTCCGCCCATGACCGCGCCCACAGTGGCGAGGCGGCCAGGGGTTTACCGGCGCGGTGTGCGCAGATCGACACGAAGAGCCCGCACCACGGTATGCTGTCCGCCGTGTAGTCGCGCAGCCCGAGTTCCTTGGCCCATTCGAGGATGACGGGGTTGTTGCCGCTGCCCCGCCGCTCTTGCGTCTCGTAGAGCTTCAGCGCCTCTGTGATCATCTTCGGGCCAGGCTCTGCGGCGAGCCACGAGTAGGCTTTGGGGAGAGACATATCGACTGTCCTTTCGCTTATCACACCATGTAGTTTGCTTCGCACAGACGCTTCACTGATGCACCGGCCGCAAAGCTGGGGGTGCCGAAGCACCCAGCCGAGTTGTAGCCGGTAAAGAACAATCTATTGCTGCTTGTCAAGCAGAACAGCGCGCCCTCCCCCGATGCGCCTTCGCTCCCGCACGCACCGGCTTGTTGAACAAACTCCCCTGGCGGGAGCGACAATTTGGAAAACGTTGATCTATTGACTAGCGTCCCGTCCCCGATCTGCCCGTGACCGTTTCTGCCACACAGCCACACTTCCCCTGTACTGGTACGCAACCCCACTGTGCCGTGCGTAGAAGACCCAAGCCCGAACACATCGACAACAATCCCCTGAAATGCACCTGCCGGGGTTATAGCGGCTAGCTGTGGGCTGACGACGTCCCCGTTTCCGCAGGCCCCAAATGCGTTGTGGCCTAGCGTTCTCACAGTGCCGTCATTGAGCAGCGCGACCGTGGTGGCCCCGCGACCCCCGACGAGAACAGCAGCGGACACGTTTGTTAAGTTGCTGACGAACCAGACGGTGCGCGCTGTCGTAGTGCCGTCCCCTAGCTGCCCGTATACGTTAGAGCCTATCCCCCGCAAAGACCCGTCTAGCATTACTGCGAGTGCTGAACATCGATATACTGTTCCGTCGAAGTCGTGAAACGAGGTTATGCTTTTGACGCCGTTTAGCGTAAGGTAGGCTGTAGACCTAGTTACCGCAGTACCATCCCCTAGCTGCTGAATATCGTTCAGCCCCCAAGCATACGCTGCCCCGGTGGACGTCACTGCGTAGCAATACCCACCGGTGTTACCGGAAAAGGCGAACACTTTACTTATGCCTGTGAGTGTGCCGCAGCGAACAGGGGTTGTTTTGGTCACCAATGTGCCGTCGCAAAGCTGTCCGGTTGTGTTCGGCCCTGACGCATATAGCGTGTTGTCAAGCCGGAGAAAGTACGCAGCGGAGAACGTAGCGTCCCCCCTGTTGTTAACCTTCGGCATTATGACCTTAGAGCACTTGCCCGCCCCGGGTATATAGGTCAGTGCGGACTGCAACGTTGTGCTGCCGATACCAAGCTGTCCCTGCCCGTTGATGCCCATACCAAACACATCGTCGTCGCTGTCTATAGCGAATAGGTGCAACACACCTGGGTGTATACTTTTCCAAGGCAGTGTGGGAGCTTTGGTGGACGTGCTGTCTACAAGCAATTGCACAAACTGCGCAGGGTTTGCCCCTGTCTGGTTCCCCGTCACTTCAGCCGCGCCAGCAGCATATATCCTGTTTCCGTCAGCCGACAGATACGCCACAGCCGCGTTTGCAGCGGAGCCCTGTGGAGCCGCTGCCACGCTCTTTACCGACAGGTCTCGTAAGTTGTTTATTTTTGTCTTGCCGCCGCCCCCTGCGGCAAACGCGATGCCGCTGCCGGCCTCGATCAGATCGGTGGCGAGCGGGCCGCTGATCGTGAACTGTCCGGCCGCGAAGCTGATCGTGATGCGATTGCCAGCGACGATGGAGTTCGCGATGGCCGTCGCAACCTCCGCATCGGTCGCGAGCCCCGTGAACAGCGCGTCGGTTTCCCCCTTGGAGTAGATGTCCAGGAGGGCTCGCTGTGCCGCCGCGTTGGCAGCGCGGCCGATTGCCTTGCCGGCGGCCGTCGCGTCAACGATCGCGTCGAACGTCGTGACGCCGTTGTCCGCCGGGATCGGCACGACCATGACCGGCTTGCCGTTCGCGTCGAAGCCGAACAGCTTGGACGTGCGGTCCGCCTTCGCCGGCAGCGTCATGTCGAGCGAGATGTCCAGATCGCCGATGCGAACGGTTCGCTCTGAAAGCCGAAGCAGATACTGGACGAGCATCGTCAGCCGGTCGAGCGCGTTGTCGAGCGTTCCTTCAAGAATTGTCTGCCCGTTCACGAAGTCAACAAGCTGGCTCGCTTCCGGTCGCCGGAGCAGCAACACTTCCACACCGGCGGCCGGCGCTACCGTGAAGGTCACGCTGCCGCCCGTGGCCGATCCTGCCCCCGTGACTGTGTAAGTTGACGAGCTTTGCTCGACGTTGTTCAGCCCCACCGACAAGTCGTCACTGGTGAAGAACCTAGACGGAAACGGAAAAGTCTTGGTGACACCGTCGCCAAGGTATGTAAATTCAGAAGTGCCTGCTTCGACCGGCATATCAGTGCCTCGTATAATTTGAGTTGCCGGTCAGCACCTGCAACAGTTCTCTCATGCCATAATAGCTCTGGAACGGCAACGCAGCAATAGCCTGGTTGACATCGTGTTTCGGAGGTGTTTTCCCCGACGCCTTGTCCGCCAAGACACGCCCCGTCGCCACGGCGCTGTCAATCAGTCCCGCTGTGGGACCGAGAACCGCGCCGAACGCCGCCGCGCTGTCTGACGCTCGGGTTGACGTGATGCCGATGGCACCCTTTCCCCCAAGCGCCGCGATGGGCGACTTGACCGGGTTGAACCTGTAGTCATACCCGACAGCCCCGGACACGCGCTCCACTCGGTTCGCGAGATCAAAGAGCACCGGGAAAAAGCCCGAGCGATCCAGCCCCTCGCCGATCAGCAGCGCAGGGTTTGCAGCGGTCTCCTTGACATACTTCTCCCACCGCTCCCGCCCGCCACGCCAGGCGGCCAGATATGACGTGAGACCGCCGAGCATGGTCATCGTGACGAGCCCGCCGATGAGCCGGGCGTGGCTCTCCTGCAATCCACGGATCATGACACGGCTGTGCGCGCCCATGGCGTAGCCGCTGAACTGCGTTAGCATCTTGCCGACTGGGTGGTTCGCGAACAGCGGCGCATCGCCGAGCCCGCGCCGCGACACGATGCTGTTCACGTCGGTGCTGAGAGCAGCGCGGTATGCCCGCACGGCGTTCTCGGTTCGTATGATCTCGTCGGCCACGCCGGTCTCGTTGGCGTGCTGAAGCCAGCGTTCCGTGTTGGCAACACGAATGCCGTCAATAACCTGGCCGTGCGCATCAAACAGCTTGGCGATGTCCTGCTGCGTCTGCTGGTCGATGCCGAGCATGCGCAGCAACCGCTCGCCGTCCGACACCTTGCCGATGAACGAGCCGTCTTTACCCGCGTTCCCGAGCACGGCTTCAAGGATACGGTGCTGTGACACAGTGGACGCAATAGCCTGCTGCGCGTCAGTGAAAGTGTTGACGAGGTTCCAGCGGGACGCCAGCCCCGTCGCCTTCTGCATGAACCGTTCGATCTGAGTTGACCGGGTCAGGAACGGATCGGCGATGTCGCCGTTCGCTGACTGAAGCGCGTGAGTGACGCGCTCGGTCACAAGCCCGGCCAGCTTTGCCTCTTGGAGCGAGAGCTTCAGCCCCTTGCTGCCCGCGTCGAACATCTGCGCCATGGCGTCGGGCAAAGTCCGCAGATACGGCATGATGCCATGGACCATGGCCGGGCGGTAGAAGTCCGTCACGTTCGCCAGCAGCACTCCGCCCATCTGGCGCAGATAGTTGAAGTGCATAAGCGAGCGGGACACACTGGCGAAATTCGTGTTGTTCACGCCCTGGTTGTAAGTTCCGCGAATAAGATCGCGCCCGGCCTTTGTGTCAGTAACGGCGGACGCTTCGTCTTGTGACAAGAGCTTCTGCGCATCTAGTTTGGCTTTAGCTATATCGGTGCTCTCGCGATACTTATTGCGGCCGAGCAGCGTGTTGATCTCTGCTACGGACTGCGCTGCACCGACAGAGTTGCGGAGATCAGAATACTCTTTCGCAATCTGTTCCAGTTGATCGCGCATGTCGGCCCGGCCGAAGCGCCTTGTCAACTCGATCTCGCCTGCCACGGCCCGCGAGTAGCGGTTTGCCACTTCACGCACATCGTCCTTCAGCCAGCCTCGCCCGGCGAGCAGTTCATCCGGCACCATGAACGTGCGGTCCTTCAGCGGCCCGCTCGTGACCTTCGTCACGAAGGACGGGATGTCGTCCCGTTGTTGCACCTTGCCGGTGAGCTTGTCGTAAATCTCCTTGGCGGCGGCCTTGCCAGCCGCCTCGAAGCTGTACGCCTCGCCAGCTTCATCCCCCATAGCCTGCCTCACGCCCCACTTCGCGTAGAACGCCTCGTCGCGCTTGATCTCGCGAGCAGTGATGTCTTTGGTCAGCCTCTCCGCCCTGGCCTTGACTTCCTCCGGCGACAGCGCGGCGGCGCGCTCTTTGAGCCGGGCCGCGCGCTCCCCGCGCCGGATATTGGTCTCCGCCGTGGCTTCGGTGGCGCTCTTCAGCATGCTTTCAATCTCGGCTACGAGCGCCTTGGCGGCGTCCGGCCCCGCGTCCCGTTCAGCCATTTTTTCGACCAAGCCCGCCAGTCGCTGCTCTTGGGCCTTCAGCCTGTCCAACATAGGCGCAGCCTGTTCGACGCCGCCATCGCGCTCGGCCACACGCGCGAGCCGGTCTTGCGTGCGCTCGATAAGCTGCTGAACCCGCATGGCCTCCTTTTCGACAAGGGCGATCTTGTCTTCCGCTTTCGCCACGGGGTCAGCTTCAATCTTGTTCAGCAGGTTCTTAGCGCGGCGGCCGAAGGCGGTCAGCGACCGCTCGACTTGGCCCTGCACTTCGTCAACGCGCTCCGCCAGGCGCTCGAACTTTGCGGCCTGCGCGTCCGGGTTCCGCTCGGTCAGATTGCGCATGCGCCCGCGCAAATCGGCACGGCGGGTCAGGTATTCCTGAAGCTGGTCCCCGCCCTGCGCCAAGATGCGGCGAACGTCTTCCCGCGCGGCCTCTCGGCTCGGCCCATCCCCGACCCGCACTCTGCCGCGCGCGTCCGTCAACTCGTCAACAAGATCATTCAGGTGGGCGAACTGCTGGTCCAGCGCCTTGCCTTCGTTCGTCAGGTGGTCGATCCGGGCAGAGCGTGCGCCCCCCTGTTGCGATAGATCATCCAACTGCTGCCTATACCTGGCCGTGGCCGCATCATAGGCAGGCTTCTCCACGCTGTAGGCTTCCTGCATGCGCTCTGCAAAGTGCTTGCCGATCACGTCCATGAACTCGGGCTCGGACGCCAGGAGCCGGTCGCGGTTGTAAACGCGGCTGAAGTAGCTCGCTGCCGTCTTTACATCTAGGTCGCCTTCTTCCAGAAGCCCGAGCTTCAGCGCATCCTTGGTGAAGTCGTCGAACAGTTTGCGGTAGCCCTGCGCCGCCCGTGACACGAACTGGTTGTCGCTCTGATCCATATTGCGCATGGCGCGGCCGACTTCGCTGTAGAAGTCGTCCCGGCTCATGCGCACGCCCTGAGTGCGCATCTCCTTATACGCCGCCTCTGCCGCCGCGCCGGCTTCGGCCTGTAGCGCGGTGACACGGGTTCGCATGGCAGCTTCTACGGAGACGCCCGTCGTCTCGCCCGCCGAGTGCATGGCCCGGTAGATCGTGTTCTCGTAGAGGACATTGCCTACCTGCCGCGCGGATGCCGCGTAGCGTTGCGTGGCACGGAGCACGGGGTTGAACCGCGAGGTGGCTTGGGCGGTTTTGCTGGCCGCAGCACCCTCGACTGCCAGTTCTTCCCGCGTCCTGGCCTTCTGAACCGGGTCAACGAAGAATGCGCCATCGGCAACGTCAGCGCCGCCAGCAGCCGCGCCGCGCTGATCCAGTATATGCGCAGGAACGAACTCATTCGGCTTTGCCCCTGATTGAATATCTGAGATGTTCGCCAGGGCCTTTTCCGCAGCAATCCGCTCGTTCTTGCCGAGCACAGCCGCGATGCCGCCGCCGAGCAGCGACCCCATAACCGCAGCCGAACCAATGTTCAGAAAACTCTCTTCCGCCGTCCTGGTCTGCTGCGATGCTTGCAGGAACCCCTCAGTGGCCGCCTGTGTCGCGGCGGCAGACGCTCCCGCCATAAGCACGGAGCGCCCCACCGACCACGCCCCTCTGGCCCCGCGAACCGCCACGGAACCGGGGATCAGCGTCGGTGCGTCGAACACGCCCGCCGCGATCTGCGCGAAAGTGCCGGCCCACCCTGCCGCCTGAAGCGTCTCGCGGTCTCGGTTTTCCATCTCGATCTGCGACTTGATGGCGTCCGCCTTGCGGGAGTTCAGGACGCCCATGAAGCTGTCTTCGTAGCCGGTCAGATTGTGTTCCTTGATGTACGTGACAGGGTCGAACGTCTTGTCGTCTGTGTTGTCAACCCCAAGGTCTTTTCGAGACATCAAAGAGCCGATGATGTTATCCTGCCGGAACGCTGCGGCAACAACCGACCTGTCCGCGACCTCCTGCGCCTTGGCGAGGGTTTCCGGCGTGTCATACCCCGCTGTGTCAGGGCGAGCAGGCTTCTTCGCGTAGTCGAAGAACAGAGCGTTCTGCCCGGCTTCCTGATCAAGCTGCTCGAAGGTCCTGAAAGTCATTGGCGTTTCCTATCACTGGCGCGCTTCTGAAGCTGCATGATCTCACCCTGAAGGCGCATAATCTCGCCGTCAATCAGGTTGCGAGACGCCTGCGCCATATACGGGTTGCCGGCGGTGTCGAGTTCTTTCAGCCGGTCGGTCAGCCGCGCGATAGTGTCTTGCCGCTGTTGCACCTCGCGGTCGGTCCCGGCTTGGAACTTCTCACGTCTATCACGCTCGCGCGCCTGCGATGCACGAAGTTTGTCGGCCTTGGCCGCCTGCTCCCGCCGCTGCTGCTGTTCCGGCGTCTCTAGGAGCTTCTGCTGATACGGCTGAACCGGAACCCCGAGCCCCGCGTTGTCAAAATACATTGCCGGAGCGTCGGCGGCAGCGGCGTTATCCGCAGCGATCTTCTTGTTTTTGTCCGAGACATACGTGTCAACGTCGGGGAAGAACGCGCCGTTCACCACGAGCATGTCCTGCTCCGGTGTCTTCGGCATAACTGTGATCATGTAGGGGACGGACTGGAATGTGGTTCGCTGCTCCGGTCTGCCGCTGTCATCGCGCGTCACCGTGGTGGGCTGACCGTTGAACGCCGCGCGGGTGCTGACGCCATCCCGTTCCACAGGGACGAGGATGACCTGAGACGGATCGACGTTCACGCCGAGCCTGTCCTTGACCACCGCTGCGGCCTGTTCGTTGATCCACCCGAACCCGTCGCCCCCTGTCCCGGCGAGTTTTGGAAGCCCGGCTTTGGCCGGCGGGTAGCGCATGAGAACGCCGTTTTGCACGCCGAACTGCTGCTGCACCCGCAGATCGGCAAACGCCAGAGCCTTATCAGGGTCGCGAAACTTCTCGTACCCCTCCGTGGCGAACTCGGAATAGATCGACGCCATGGCCGTTCGCTGCGGCCCGGCCGGAAGCCGAACGCTGAACGGAGCACTGCTGAGGGGGTTCCACGACGAGAAGTTGGATCGCAGCCGCGCGTCGATCTGATCCTGCGTCAGGCTCTGCTTCTTGAACTGCTGAAGCTGTTCCTGGCGAACCGGGTCCAGCTTCGTCGTGTCGCGCTCGTCCGCTAGGATGCGCTTCACGGCCTGCTCAGACGACAGCCCCAACTGCTCTGTGAGCCGGCGGTATTCGTTGGCGTTCTTCTCCAGATCACTGCCGCCATCGACGCCCGCAAAGGCGTTCGGGTTCTGCCGCATCATGTTCGACGCGGTCGTGAGACCTGCGGCCACGCGCGCCGGGTCTTCCGAAACCATCGCGCCCCGCATCGCCGTAGCGAATGACGGCGGCGCAATGCCGGTTCGGTCGAACACCGCAGCGGCTGCGGCGGCCGGGTCGGCCCCGCCTTTGACCGCACGGTCGTAGAACGCCTGCACGCCGTCGCGGTGGTCCTTGTCGTAGGGGTTCGCGACAACGCGCCCGCCCTGCATGAGCGCCAAGCCACGCCCGTAATCCTCTTCCCCCTTGTTCCGCTCCTTGATGATCCGCTCCGCCTTCTCGATGTCGGCAAAGTCGGACAGCAGCCCTGATTGGCGGGCCGCGCGGTACGAGGCTTCAGGGGACGTGCCCTCTTTCAGGTCGATGTAGAGCTGGTTGCGCTTGGTGGTCTGGTCCGCCTCATACTGCGCGGCACGCTGCTGTTCTTGCGCCGTGATCTGCCGGCGCGCAGTCTCCTGCACAGACGCCGCCTGCTCGGGCGTCAACGCGCCAGACGCCACGGTCGCGCTGGCGTAGCCATCCACCTTGCGCCGCCACACGTTAACGAACGCCGCGCTCGTGACCGTGTCAACTCCGCCGGGGAACTGCGCCTTGATGCCGGCCGGGATGTTCCCCCAAATCGCTGCCTTGGCCCATGCTTCGCCTTTCTGCTGGCCTTCCCCGGTGGACAGCATGTTCTGCCACGCCGGAGCGTTCGGGTTCGCCAGATGGGCCGCGTAGCCCGCAACCCCCTGCTGGTGCTGCATGTAGAGATCAGTAGCGGTCGGATCACGGCCGTACTTCGCCTTGAAGCCCGCCGCCTCGGCCTTGATTTTCCGCGCAGCCGCGTTGGCGTTGTCCTCGGCGCTCCAGATGTTACCGCCGCCATACTTGGCGAACTCGGCGTTCGACATCTGGAACAGCCCCTTGTAGGAGCCGGTTGTGGCTCCGGGGTCCCCGCTGCTCTCAATCTGCGCGATCCGGCGCATCATCGCCGGATCAAGCCCGTTCGCCGCCGCTGCCTTGTCGATGGTGGTGTTGACATCCGGCGAGAAGGTCGGCGTGGGCCGCCGCGCCACGCCTTCGGGGTCTTGCTGCGCCCGCGAAAGCTCCGCCGTGTAAGCAAGCGAGTTCCGCGCCTCGGCTTTCAGCCGGGCCTTCTCCGCCGCCGGAAGGGTTGACTTGTCGATCAGGTCGTTCTGCTGCTGGACGAACTGCTCATAGGTCAGCGGGTTCTGCTGCACCTGAAGCCCCGCCTTCCGCTGCTCTTCCGTCAGGGTCTGCTTTGTATTGGTGTCCTGCTGCTGGAACTGGTCCTTGAACGCTTGCGAAGTGCGGCCCGCGATGAAACGATCCGCTTTCACCTGGTATTCTGCCCGCGCCTGCTCCGGCAGCGTCTTCAGCCATTCGTCCATGCGGGTCTTGGTGGCGGCGCGGGAACCCTGCCACCAGCCGTCTGCGGAACCGGAGACGCCCCTGTAGCGCTGCTCATAGTCCGTGTTATCCTGCTCTTGGAGCTTGACGAACTGATCTTCGTAGCCAAACTGCTGAAGCTGCTTCTGATTGGCGTTCAGCTTGGCCGCCAGGGCCATGCCAGCGTCGGCGAACCCGCTAATCGCTCTGCCAATGTCTGCCTGCCCCGCTGCGATCTGTCCGCCGAAGGTGTCCGCCGATGCCTTCTCGACGCTGAACTGCCCGGTCGGAAGCTCGTTCCGGTTCCCGGCGGTCATTATGTCAATAGGAAGCCGCGCCATTGTCTACTCACCCCTGATAAAGTTTCGAGAAGCCGGACAGCAGAGATGTTCCGGCTCCGATATACGCGGCCGTCGCTTTCGCCTTGCCGCCGAGGATCGCGTTTTCGCCTTCTGCGCGGGATGCCGCCGCGCTCTGCCGCAGGCCCTGCGCCCGCAGATTGCTGTCATAGAGCGCGGTTAGCTGGTCGAGCGCACCCTGCTTGTTCACCGTATCCAGAACGTCGCTGACGCTGCCGTCCAACTCCAGCCCGCTCTCTAGGCCGGCCGCGCGTGATGCGGCGAGCCGCTGCCGGGTCCGCATGGAAATCTCAGTGGCTTTCGCCGCCCCCTGATCCTGTGCGACCTTGGCCTGTGCCTCTTGGACTTGCGCGTTGTACTCCGCCGCCTGCTGCTGCGCCTTGGCCGCCTGGTTCGCGGCCTGGCCCTGCTGGATAGCGCCCACCGCCCCGAGCAACGTAGACCCGACAGTCAGCGCAGTACCCAGGGAGAAGCCGCTCGCCGCCGTGGCTCCGGCAGCAGCGGTGGCTCCGGCCGCTGCGGCTGTGCCGCCGAACGCGCTCCCGACAGCGGAAGCGATGGTCGTGAATACCGGAACGAGAAAGGCCATCATGTCACCCGTGCATACATTGAATAGTCAACTCCGTGGCAGAACTTACGCATCACACCCTCATGCTTGAAGCCGAGAAGCCGCAGCCAGCGATGCCCCGCTTTGTGATGCCGTTCAGCATAAGCCTCCATGCGCGGAAACTCAATCTCTAGGTTCTTGATTTGCCGGAGCACTTCACGGGTCATGACGGGCAGTGCGGGTCCGCAGTCCGCACCTAGGTAGCCCCACAGAACAGTGCGTCCAGGCCACGCCGGCGTGTGGCCCCCGACAGCAACAAGTTTACCGTCTAGACGCACCGCCCACGCCGGCCCGCTGCTGACGAGGCGAAATAGGTTCGTAGCGGTGAGAGGGGCTTGCCGCTCCTGCCCGCTGTGAGGCTCTAGCTCTAGGGCCATGGATGGCCGCACATCCTGTGAAAACTCAATCATTGATCTGCACTCGCAAGACGATTGCGACCAGGGTAGCCGGGAGCGGCATGCGCTGCTCAAAGCAGACATAGGCGTCCGTCTCGAAGCCGCCGGGGAACTGGAGCTTGTAGTCTCCGCTGTATAACGCGGGCGGCGTGCCGACCGGCTTGCGCGGATCGAGCGTCCTGATCTCGTCCATGCGGTCGAAGTTCGGACCCACCCTCCCGCCGATGGTTGACTGAAGCCGGAGCCACGCTTCGGCAATGCCCTTCCGCGTGGTCTGAGAAGTTCCGCCGCCCCCCTGAACCTCCAGCCGCATTGTCTGCATCCGGGAGACGAACCGATAGCCGACGTGAACGAGTTGACCTGCGCGGTCCAGCGTCACCTGCCCGCCCGCCACCGTCTTGTCGGGGTGGTTCGATCCGTCAACGCAGATGCTGACGGACTTCCCTTCTAGGTGCCCGAGCCCGGTGATGACATTGGTCGCCGCTCCGCGATAGGTGACGCTGCAATCGACATGCACGGCTTCGGCCGCGCCTTTCTTCACCAGGCGGTAGTCCGTGAGATATTCGACACTGCGCTGCGGCTGACCGTTGACGGTGCGGCGGACGATGAACCAGGCATCGTCGGTGCGCCCGTCCGGCGATGGGATGCTCTGCACGGCCTCCACCACAGCGTCTCCGCCGAGATAGTGGGGCGTCCACGCGATCACCCCGCGCTCCCGGTTGAACACCAGAGAGGCGAGAGTTCCGTCCGACAGGACGCACCAGACAAGGCTGTCACGCTGTTGCTGGTAGGCCCAGTCAACGATGTCGCGCTGCTCCTGCTCAGTGTCGCCGAGCACTTCCGAGCCGTCGAATATGTGTTCTGACAAGACCGTGATGTCTTCGGCCTTGTAGCGGTCGATGGTGAAGTCGAACTTCATGTCGCGGATGCGGTGCCCCGCGCGCTCGACAAACAGCACGCTCTCGCCCACGCGCAACGGCCGCAACAGCCGTGAGCCATACTCCGTTTGCGGGACGTTCTGCACGTTGGTGGCGCTGTAGACCTGCTGCGTCGTCTGCTCCCCGAGCGCGAGTTCTGCCCGAGCAGAGCCAATCACGAGCGTGCGAGACTGCGCAAGCCAGCGAATGTTGTCCAGCTTATCAGCCGCCAGGGACAGCGCCATGGCCGTTTCGCTCGTCACACTGCCGGCGTCTTTGCGCGCGAAACTGGTGAACGCCCCGACTATGCTGTGGAAGACCTGCTTGCCCCGCGTGTAGGTCAGCCGCTCCTTGAAGAACGCGATGCCGGTGGGCCAGCCATACACCGATGAAAACTCGCTGAACGCCCACCGCCGCGTGCTGGCGGACACAACCTCGTTCGGCAGGCGCGATGTCACGTCAAGTTGACACGTCAGCCCGTCGTTGCTCACCGATGTGATCTTCCCCCACCCGTAGCCGGAGTGCAGATACCGCCAAGTCACCGCGCCGTCGAAAGCGTCCCCGTCCGTGTGGGTCGGAACATACCGCTGCGTCTGGTCGCCGGGCGCATAGGTGAAGGCGTTCTGCGCCTCGTAGACATTCCCGGCGTTGCGGACACGATCTCCGACAGCGACTGTCTTATAGGTCTGATACGGCGAAACAGTCGAAGGGTTGAAGCTGTTCAGCATCAGCAGCGACCCGACATGACCCGGCTTGAACAGCGCGGAACTGGCGGTGATCGTCACCGATCCCGTCACGCCGCTGGCCTGCATGGTCAAAGTGCTGTCTGTATTCACATCCCGAAACGGACCGTCTGTGAACTCTTCAGGAGCCAGGGTCCAGTTCGTGGCACCGCGCCGCGAGAGCCTGTACGGCGGGTACTTCCCCTCGGCGTGAACAATCCACATCACATCCGACGACTGGAGCGTCCGCAGCGCAAAAGTGCCTTCTGCCGTGATAAGGTCAGCTTCCGGGTAGGGCGTGGCAATCTCATATGGCGCACCACCGCCGTCCAGAAGCTGCCCCCGGTTCGTCCAGAACCGCAGGTATAGATCACCGAACTCCAGCACGTAGGCTTGCCCCGCTGAGAAGACGAAGTCTGCCAGCCACGCCCGCTTCGCCCCGAACTTTGCTGACCCGACATAGCGGGTACCGCCGCGCCGCCGCGCCGGGCCTTGAACAGTAGGAATGAAGTTGGTGAGTGTCTTGCACCCGGTAAAGTATTTGTCTTGATCCACGCGCCCATCGAGCAGCGGAGATAGTTCGCCGCTGTTGAACGACGTGAGTATAGGTTTAGCTCTAGGCATCAGTATAGCCTCGCTGTGATCCACGAGTTGTCGGGCATGTTCTGCGGCGGCATCTGTATGGCGTTCGACTTCTTTGCGCGGGTGATCTCTTTCTGATACAATTTTTCCGCCAAGGACACCATGCCTTCTGACTTGGTCAGCGGCATCGCCAGCGCCACCGCGAGCGCGGCTGACACGGCGTTTCCGAACAGCGGTGTCCACACAGTGGGGTCGCTCGATACGTCTCGCAGGTACGCGATATTCAGCGGGGCGGTCAGATCAGTAAAGACCGCGCGGCCGTGCAGTTCGTAAACGGGGATTGGGTTCACATCGACATGGCGCACCACGGAGAACACCCACCTGCCATCAAGCTCCACCAGCCGAACAAAGTCGGCCGGAAGATTGTAGGCGTGGTTGAACTTGAACAGCGGGGCGTCCGCGTTCTCGGGCAGGGCCGTCTGCGTCTTGGCGAAGAACCAGGCATGGTTTTCAAGCTCGCTGCGCACGATCTGATCGTACACCTCTTTCGCCTGCCGCGCGCTCTCCGTGTCTTCATCCGGGTCCGCGATCAAGTTCGCAGAGATGATCCGAAGCCCGTTGTTGATAACTTGTGTTCTCGACAGCATGTTGCGCCCCTGAAAACGTAAAAAGGCCGGGGCGTTTACCCCGGCCTCCGCAGAGATCGCCCTGCGCCGAACCTTACGGCCCCGCGAACTCCAAGTCAACTACCAGCTTCGCGCCGGCAGTCGTGGGAAGGTTCGCGACCGCTACGGTCAGGAGGACTTCTTCCTCGGCCGTCGCAGCCGCAGCCGCCATCGCCGCAGCCGTTCCGAACGGCGTAGGCGTGTCAACCGCAGTGAACACTGCCGCCGCACGATACTTGCCCGTCGCGGTGGCGTCGCCAATCGCGATGGTGCTGGTGCCGAGCGACACGGACGAAGTGATGAAGCCGCGCACGAAGCGCATGCCGGCGGGGATTTTGCCGAGCGACACGGTGTCAGCCGTGGTCACGCCCGCGCCGGTCTGAGACGGGGAGAGCTTGGGCGCGTCGAGCGGGATCGTGGCCCGGTAAATGCGCTTGCGCCCGCCCAGGGCCTCGTCGCCCGGAGGGGTCGGAGGGGACGCGCCGAGGAACTGAAGCTCGTTGGAGAAAAACTTTGCCATGGTGGGAACTCCCGAAAAGAGGTTGATGCAGGAAGGGCCGGGGCGCTAGGCCCCGGCGGTCGATCAGGCGCTGTTGCAGGCGATCTGAACGATCTTCTTTTCCTGCGTGCGGGTGGCACCGGCATTCATCTCGGCCCACACCTGCGTGTTGTAGTTCTTGTCCGGGCGCGGGTCTACGCGGGCGTCCAGATTGCCCCAACGACCGAAGTGCATTCCCGTCTCGGTCCAGACCGGGATGTAGCGTGTCGTGGAAGCCAGACCGCCCGGCGCAATCGTCGCCAGGGAGAGCGGATACTGCGCGCTGACGCCGTCCGTCATAGTGGCCTGCCACTCGACATGGACGAAGTTGAAGCCCATGAACGACGTGACCCGGCCGTCCTCGAGGGTTGGCTTGGTGTTGTAGTCCATGTTCGTGACCTGAAGTTCGCCGAGCAGGTTGTCATGCTCGACGGACGAGATAGCGCAGTAGATTTTCTCACGCGCGATGTCCACGCCGGCCGCCATCAGAAGGCGCTTTGCGGTGCGGAGCTTCGGCACGTTCATGCCGGAGTTCGCGCCGCCGACGTTGACACCGACCTGCTGAGTACCGGGGAACGAGATGGTGGTGAGCCCCTGTTCGCCGACCGCCGACGCGCCGAAGTAGGCCGCGCCAACTTCGTCGTCCGCCGCGCGGCCGAGAGCTTCGGAGATCGCGGCGGTGTAGGCGGACTTCAGGTCGATCAGCATGCGCGCCACGTCGATGTTGTCGATCAGCGTGGACGAAGTGAGCGAGTGAGGGTAGACCCACCGACGATCACCGGGCACCGAGAGGTGCGGGGTGTCGGTGTGGCGGGCGCGATCACGGATCACACCGATGGTGCCGATCTGATCGACGACGGAGCCGGACTTACCGGTGTACGTTCCCTGCTGGCAGAGACCGGGCAGCTTCATTCCGCGCTGCTGAAGAAGCTGCTCGACGTTCCGCGAAAACTGGAGAACGTGATGCTGTTGAACAGTGTAAGACATGGTTGAACTCCCGCGAGTGGTCGAGGTTTCCTTGGTTTCGCGGTTATCCAGCGCATGCCGGGCCGACGTTTGTCGGGGCTGTCGGGTTATGGGCTTGTGCCTTTGGCGGCCGTCAACCCCGACGCTGCACACTGTTCTACTTCGGTGCGCACAAGCTGTCAACTAAATGAAAAACGGGCCGGGGTGTAAACCCGGCCCGCAAGTCTTAGGGAGGAAACGCCCAAGGTTGGCACGCCTTGTATATCACGCGCGGTTGTTGACTGCAATCTTCGCGAGATTGTCCATCTCTTCGATAGCCTGCGCACGGACTTTCGGGTCCGCATGGTCATACCGCGCCATGAAGTTCGGGTCCGCCCGAAGCTGCTCCATCTTCTGCGATGCAGCGGCAGGGGAGAGGTTGCTGAAGCCCGGCGTCGAGCGCGTCTCGTTTCCGGGCGGGCCAGCCTCCGTGTAGTTCCGGCCAAAGAACTCAAACACCTTGGCGGCGGCGGCCGGCCCCATCGCGCTTTCGATGGCCTTGGTCTGCGCCTCCGTGATGCCGGCGGCTTTCAGTGCGGCCTTGGCGACTTCCACCTTCTGGTCGAACTGTGCGCCCCACTCTTTCTGAAGCCCTTCCACCTGCTGCGCATGCTCGGTTTGCACCCGCTGCACTGCGTCCAACTCCAGCGCCTTGTAGCTCTCGGTGACAGCCTTAGCCTGGTCCGCAGTGAGCCCGGCCTTGTGGAACCAGCCACGAGCGGCGTTTGCGAAACCGGGGTCCGCCCCTTCGGGCAGGTCTATTTGGTAGCCGTCCGGCGACTTCGGTCGCCCGAGCTTTTCGTAGATAGCATCGACCGCAGCCTTGTCATTGGCGTCCTTGGGCAACATGACCGTGCGCCCGGCCTTGTCCGCCCCGAACAGCTTCTCCAGGTTCTGGTAGCTCTGCATGATGGCGAACGGATCGGTGTCGGCCTTCCAGCCCTTGCTTTCCGCCCACGCCTTGTCCTCGGCGGAGAGTTTTCCAAACCACCCATCCGTCTGGCCGGTCTGGCCGGTCTGGCCGGTCTGGCCG